GTGGTGAGATGTACCTACTGTAAATCCAACCAATCTGGCTAAATCAAAAGCAAATCCAGAGTTAACAAAATCCCGTGTTGGAACCAAAATTCCAATGGTCTTACTATCCATTAAACTTCTCCAGGTCTTGTGCGAAATGCACGATTATCAGGGTCATTGAGCCAACGCTTCATATAAGCTTGGTCATCAAGTTTACCTTCGGCTTTCATTTGATAATACAAAGCCATTGGGATAGATGCCACATGGTGCATATCTCCATTCCAATTAGCCCGTTCATCAAAAGAATTAAATCTCTCTTTATTGGCTTCTACTACTTGTGTAGCATCAATAATTGTTTCAATGGTTGCCTCATCTTTTTCAGCATCGTAATGCCAAAGCTTTTTGGTTCCCATTTCTGAGTTTACGTCAAAGATTTTTGTAGTCATAAAAAAAAGGGTGGGTTATTAGCCCACCCCTTGTATTTCAGATTAGCTCTGAATTGTTGAGTTCAAGTCATAGACAGCGCCATGAGCCTTCTCGTTCTTGATCTTCAAGCCCCACTCGCACAAGAGCATACGCTTCTCAGCATCACCAGTCTTAGCCAGTTCAACTGTCTGGAAGGGACGCAGGAAAGCAACGCTTGCGTACTCAGGATCAAGCACGAAAACATCACGCTCACGTTGGAAGCGGTTGGCAACAATACTCACGTTACCGAAGTCGGAAACATAAATATCTGCGGCTCCGATGATGGTGGAAGGCTTAGGACCAGTAACGTTGAAACGCTGACCAGCAATACCAGCCATCTTAGACAAGTTCTGCTTGTTAACAGGACCAGCCATAACGATAGATGGTGAGCCACCTTCTGTCCACACCTTCTGAATTACGTCTTTCAGCAATGTCTCGCTGAATGAACGCAAGTTAGTGGTTGTAGCATCAGTACGAGCTGCATCAGGAATGGTTGTGTATGAAGGATCACCACCACCAGAACCTTCGTTTGTATTGGTCTTCAAGAAGGCCAACAAAGCGCCTGTTTTACGGGCAGATGACGTAGAACCAGCGGCAGCGGCTTGGTTAGCCAACATTGTGGCCTCCATGTCACGCTTAATTTCCGCAGATTTTTTAGCCATTTGGTAGCTCAACTCAGAGCGCCTTCCTGCCTTGTCAACAGCTTCCAATGTACCAGCAATGATTACATCCTTACGGCTAATCTGGGTGTAGTTGCCCAAACGAACTGTAGCTGTAACTGCTGTGAAAGAGGTGATGTCATCGCCCTCGATCTGTGCATTGGTTGTGACCGCAGCGGCCAAATCATCTGTTTGCCATTCAAAGAAAGTGTTGGTGACGTTCTCACGACCAACATTGCTCATAAATGGAGTCTCTTCTGGAGAGATCTGATAAATAACGTTGGAAAGGTCCTCCCGAACGCCTTTAGCGTCAAATCGGGTATAGGTATTGGTAATAGCAGCCATGATAAATCCTTAAATAAATTTCTCGAAAAGGGATGCGGCATCTCTGACGCTTCCTGTTTGTGCAAGACGCTTTTTTGCGTTATTTATATCACTAGACTTAGAACTTACGCTACCTGTTGAACCTGGAGTTGCCATCTTTGGTGCTTTTTTAATCTTCGCTTGGAATTCTGGACGTTTACTCATCATCTGGTCATACTTCCACGCTTTGTGAAGCGCCAGTAATGCCCGTGAATCTGTAATTGTGTTCAGTTCCTGCTCTGAAAAGCCCAACTGCTGCCCGTACTCCAACAAAGCTTTTCCTTCTGCTTTGGCTTTCTCTGGAGAAGTCCACTCTGGAATTTTCTCTTTTAAAATTGCAGTTTCCTGTGCCAAAACAGTATTGATCTGCTTTTGCATTTCAACTTCTCGCAATTGATTAAGTCGCATCTGCTCTGCTTGAACTGCGAATTTCTGTTGCTGTCTGCGCTGATGTGATGTCCATTGACGGGCATATTCAGTCGGGTCTTCAACTTCTAAACGATTCCAATCAGGCTCTTGCGGCTCAAACTCTTGCAGTTTTTGCTGTAATTGTCCTAATACCTGTGCGTATGTTTCACGCTCTGCACGTACTTGCTGAAACTCAGACTCCACAAATTTGCGCTCTTCTGCCAGTTTCTGCGTTTTCCGTGTGTAGTCAGCTTCTCGTTGGTAACCTCGGATAAGTTCTTCCTTCGGGACTTCGATTTCTTTACCATCAACTTTGACGATAAACTTCTCATCCCTTGGAGCTTCTTCCTCGGATTCCTCCTCGTTAGCCTCTACTTCCTCAGAAGATTCCAATGCTTCGTCTTGCGGCTCCGCACCTTCCACCTCCTCAGACTCAGATTCGGATTGCTCCTCCTCTGGTTGCGCCTCTGCACCAGTGTCAACACCCTCTTGAGCGTCTAGCATGGAAGCAAAGCTTTGCGCTGCTTGATTTACTGTAATCGAACCGACTGCTTGTGCGTTATCGGACATATTTACCTCTTAGTTTAACAATCATTCTGCTTTCGGGGGTCTTCCCCGTCTGCGAACAAGGGCAACTTCTGCCATCTTGCCTGTATCCATGACAGAGCGTAACTTAGCTCTTAAGATGTCTATCGTGGTCAAAAGCAAATAAGCTTGCTCTCTGATAGGACCTTCCATCAATTTGGAAGACCTGATTTCACGATAACAGTCATCTTCAATTCGCTTTAACATCTCATTGAGGAGTTCATCCTCAAGAAGTAGTCTGGCTCTGTCTCCTCTTGCGAGGTTAATTTCTAGATCGTCCATTTACATCATTGGTTGGGGCTGTTGAGGGACTTGCGTCTGGCTCATTGCAGCTTGTTGGCGAATTAATTCTCGGTCACGATTCATTGCGGCATCTATTTCCGCACTTTGAATTTGTACACCATATTTCAATTCTAGCTCATATCTACGCAAAATACCATCTTGCTCAATACGATCTCTTTCACGATCATCAGCCATGAGCATTCTTTCACGATCTAACTGTAATTCAGCGGCTTTCTTTTGAATATCAGCTTGAATAGATTGTGCCTGTACTTGAGCCAATATCTCCTCTGGAGTTGGCTTTGGTGCAGGTGGTTCTGGCAACTGGAAATCATTAGGTAGTTGATTAAAGTAATTAGCCGAATCTTTAATTCCTGCCAACTGCAACATCTTAGTTAATGTGTTGGTGTACTGTGGTATTGATACAACAGGATTATTAGGACCAGTCTTTTCAATCAACATTTCCTGACGGGCGGCTACCTGATTAAGAATATTAATTCTGTCTTCAATAGTGCCATCACCAACACCAACATTAACGATTACATCCATCTTTGCATCCCATGATCTTGGGTCAATAGGAACAAAGGTGTTACGCAAACGCACCATACGGGCACGATCTTGGTTCTCAACAACCAACTTTAGGATGCCAGTAAATAGCTTACGCAAACCAGTTTCAGCAAAGATACGAGCAATCATCTCAATGTGCTGATGAGCGGCATTGACAGTCGCTGATACAGCGGCTTTGGTGGTGCTTTGGAGAGCATCTGCATCTAACCCTGCGGCAGCTTTAGAAATGCCTGTACGGGTCTGTTTAATGTCATCCAAGTAGTCCAACATCGGGAATGCGGCTTGACCAACAAATGGAGTGGTGAAAGGCTGAACCATGCCTGGCGCTCTCATCCGAATAACCGCACCAACTTCGGTGTTCAGCACATCCTCCATGTTGGCTTGCCCCTCAACAATCGCTGTTCGGGGGTGTATAGATTGAGCCAAAGAGTCTAGGATGCCACGCTGAACATTGGACTTAATTCTCTGAATGTCCATAACAACATCGGCAGGACACATACCAAAGAATGTATGTGGCTCTGGATCTGGACAGAAATCAGCAAACTGTCGCTCAGAAACGATCTCATTGCGGATAACTTTGTTGCCTGTACCAATGGTACAAATCCTACGCATTTCAGCAATGCCATCGCCATCAAAGTCTACCTTCAAGTAGCCCTCAATGTACATCACACTCTTGCTTGATGGATCACCATTGTTTGCAGTACTGATTACCGCAAATGGGTTGCGAGAAGTGTATTCTTGGTTGTTGTCAAAGTCATTGCCATTACCAGACTGCTCAACCATTTCTTCATAGTCATAACCCATAGCGACTAGATCGGAAACAGTCTTCATGGTTCTGTGACCAACAAAAGTAGCGTCCTCAATGGATTTAGCTCTGCGGTCAATCAAGAACTCTTCTGGTGGCAAAGCCTCAATCTTGACCTTACCAGATTTAATTCTGCGCTTGATCTCCACATCGTACATCATGGGTGGTGGAGTCATAATGCCTTGAGCTTCATTCATTGGCTCAGTACCAGGCACTGGATACTCACGCACCGCAGAGATCTCTACATTGGGATCACTGGTCAACATCATCATGCTTTGTTCATCAAGCATAGAGAATGACTCTGCACGAACTTCAACAGACTCATCCCACCAGTACTTCACAATACCGCACTTACGTACCAAAGCATCTTTAAATGCTGAGTGGAGAATCTTAAAGCCAGGATTATCTCGCTTGAAGATGAAGTCAACATAGTCTGTAGCTTGTTCAGCATTCTGAACATCTTCAGGTCCTTGAGGTGCAAACTCAACCACACGCTCTGGGCCAAAGAAAATACGCATCAGGCTTGGCAAAATGCCTTGTACTGTATCTCGTACATCCATTGAAACTACTTGTGAACGACCATCTTCTTCGTCACCAAAGAGATCTCCATAGTAGTACTCAGTTGCTAATGCTCGATTGCCACCAATGTCATCATCAATAAAGGATATTGCATCAGTAATTTCGGCAGAGATAACGCCCTGAAGTTGCTCTTCAGACATTACCTCATCTTCCTCCATTTGGCCTTGGAGGGTTTCTGCCATCAACATTGGGTTTTCTTGCATATTATTTCCTTATCGTGAGCCGATATAAGGGAGGATTCCAGAGCCAGTATTCTGTAGTAAAGAAGGGATGCCACCAACGTAATTGTTAGCCATACCACCATATGCCATACCTGCTTGCGGGAGCATGAGAGATTTCTCATCTTCTTTAGGATTAAAAGAGTATTTAAATGCAGAGTTAGCCATATCGCCCATTGTGGCGTTTGGATCTGTGATGCCTTTAAAGGCTTCTACTGTTGGGTTAATTTGTTGGTTAACCATATTGCCAATACTAGAACCAATAGATGCTGGCGCTCCACCGCCCATTACCGCCTGTGCTCCAAGCTCGGTTGCCGCAGCAGTTCCCGCTTCAGTTCCAAAAGAACCTAGTAAAGATAATAACCATGCTGGCATTTAGTCCTCATCTTTCATTTCGTATTCTGTTTTAGCCATCATCAACATATTCTGTTGATTCTTGGTCATTTTCTTGGTGATAGGTCCACCAGATAACCATGCGGCACAGGTACGCTCACCTGCACATTTAAAGTCAAATAGCTCGCAATAACCGAGATTAGCCGCACCTTGGACATCTTTGGCATAGCCATCAGTCTCTTCATCAATACCTTTTAGGATACAGTCTAGCATCTCAGGGGTTTGAATGAAGGCAGCGCAGTTACCGCATCGCATCTCTTGAACATCATCTAGAGATACATCCCACATATCAGCAAGGTTCTGCCAGTACTCTTCGTTTTCCTCTTCAGGATTAGCAGGACCATAGTCAACATTCTTGATAGCCCAATTTCGGTTCTTTAAGTTGAACTCAATGTCATAGGTTGCGGTTGGGCATTTCATTTCTTATTCCTAGCAGATATTGCTTTAGCCTTTGCCTTTGCATCAGCCTTTGAACTTGCTCCCCAAGCTTGTAGGCTTTGCAACAAACGAGTAGGGCTTCCATCGGGTTTTCTCTCAGGTCCTGGCATATTACCCATCCGAGCAAGAAAAGAAGCTCTTCTTGGATTGTCACCAGACTTTACTGGTGCTTTTAGATTACTGCCTGGATTCTCTCGCTCATAGGACTTACGGCCTTTTTCATTAAGACCACCCTTAGAGTTCTTACCCTCTTTGCGAGTCCAAGCCGCACTCATTTTTTCTTAGCAGTCTTAGCCGCTTGTTTAAAATCTTTGGCAGTAGGAGCGCCCTTAGTGCCAGGCTTACGCATCTTTTCCTTGGAGCCAGCCTTTATGCGCTCACGTTTAGCTGCGATGTTGGCATAGAGACCTTGTTTCATTTCTTGCTCCGATTGGTAGCGGTTCTAGATCCACGCTTGGGCATAGCACGGGCTTCGCTCATTGCGATAGCGACAGCTTGGTCACGGGATTTAACCTTTTGACCAGAAGAAGACTTGAGCTTCTTGTCTTTGTATTCTTTCATTACCATGCCAATTTTTTTAGCAGCATCGTCCATTTTCATAGAAATCTCCAGAAAGGTTGCTCAATAGTAACATATTGTGTTAAACAAAAAAAGAGCTACTTATTAGGTAGCTCAAAGTGGCAACGGCAATCAGACAAGTCCTCGGATTAACCTTTTAATGGGTTTACCCCAAGAATTGTTTGATCCCCATGAGATGGTGGCGGCATCGGAGGCAAATGTCAACACAAAAGCATCAGCCATGTCAGGAGATTTAAGTCCTCTCCTGCGAATATCATCCTTGGACTCAATCTTAATC